GACGATGGACTTGGCGACATTCGACAGGTCCTCAAGGAGGAGATGGGCAAGCACCACGCAGACCATGTGAACCAGATGCTCACGACCGATGTGGAGACACCTGCGGCAAACGACTTTGAGTCGCTTGACCGAATCACGACCGACCCTGACACCATCAACAACGCTAACGGATATGTAACTGCCAACACCGACAATGACATCTACAGCATCACTCGTGATGGTACTGCGGACTTCCACAGCGCCGAGGTCAGTGCATCCGGCACCAAGGGAACCAATAGGACCTTGAGTCTTGACCACTTGGATACGGTATTCCAACAGGTGTGGACTCGTGGTGGCAACCCCAAGGTAATCTTTACTGGATATGACACACTCATGCGGGTTCAGCAACTCCTGCAGTCACAACAGCGATTCATGGAAACCAAGAGAGTCACACCGTCATTCAACGGCGTGAAGGGTGTTCCCGGCATTGAGGCTGGATTCATCGTGGCCACCTACAACGGTGTTCCAATCATCCCATCCAAGGATGTGGCGACCGATGGTGCTAGCACCATCAGTCGTGCCTACTACCTCGACACGGACTACTTGTGGTTCCAGACAGCGATTCCAACCCAGTACTTTGAATCTGGCATTGAAACGGGCGACCCATTCGCCATCAACAGGTTGGGGCAGGAAGGCCTCTACCGCACGATGGGCGAGTTGGTGGTGTCGTTCTTCGGCGCACAGGGGAGCATTCGTGACCTGAGTTGAAGGTTGGAACAAACGAAAATGATGGAGGAATGAAAAATGGTAGCAGCAACACATAGAGGAATAACCTACACGACAAGCGGAAGTGCAACTATAACAGTTGACTTAGACCTCCCACTATGGGCGGGAGTTGACCAAGATGACAACACTTGGCTCAGTGGGTCAAGTTATCCGGGTGCATTGACTCATGGTCTTGCACGAAACACGGATGGCACGAACAGAGCACAACCGAGACTGGTTTGTCTAACTCTCGGAGCAGTAGCGAATGCAGAAACGCTAATTCTATCTGGAGATGCAAATGTTATATTGGCAGTTATCTGTCATGGGCAGGATACCACTGCTAATCTCGCATTAACAACAAGTGCTCTTACCATAACAGCAACTTGTGATGCGACGACCGATGGAACAACTAATGATACAAGCAACTGTTCCGTTTGGCTACTTGTGGCTTGAAGGTGATTACATTGCCTACGGTCACATACAATGGACCTCTACCCACCCTTCGTGTGGGATGGGGTATGCTCATTCGTGGACAACCACAGGATGTGTCGCAAGAGACGCTTGACATATTCCACACACAACTCAACGGTCTCACCGTCTCTGGCAACGACAACGCACCAGAGCCTGAAACAGTTGACCTAGGCAATGATGGTCTCCCCGATTCCGGTTGGAGGCGAGTCGACATCATTGACTGGTTGAAGGTCAATAAGGTTCACACTCGTGCAGGTCTGACCAAAGCACAACTATTGGAGCGGGCCGACGAGTTCTTGAATCCGGTCGAAGTGACCGAAGAGAATAATAGCGACGATGGCATCGGCGGAGTAGAAGAGGAATTATCGGAGGAATGATGTATGGCATTTGCAAGCACGACAGATACACGAACGCATGTTATGGGCGATATGCTCATGCTCACTGGAACATTCAATGCTTCTGGTGTGAATAATGGACAAATAGACCTATCGGCAAGCCTCAGTAAGATTTTCGCTTGTGGTGTCATGGGAGATACCTATGGTGATGTTACTGGTGGTGGTGTTGATGGTGCATTTGTTATTGTGACTGATGCTTTTCCAAACAAATTAATTGTGGACTGCTTAACAAACAACACTGGCTCTTGGTGGGCTTTGGGTAAGCGCTGATGCGAGGTGATGCCTCGTGGTCAGAAGAGTATGGACATTCCGTTTTCCGCCTCACGGCCCCTATGACTCAGGTGTGCAAATCAACAACGGTGCCGGCTATGCTGCCACCACTACTGCGCTGACTGTGGATGATGATTATACCACAGGTGATGCGCGTGATGTCATCAGTGTCGGTGATGTCATCTGGGCTCAACAGGATAACAAGGGAGCCAATTTCACTAGATTAGGTACTTGCACTGTTATCGCTGCAACTGTTGTTACTATCGGTGCGGGTATCCCAGTCGCAGTATCTGACAATGAGATTCTGTATGTAGAGGACCCAGCAGGGCCACTATATGGCCAGATGCTGAACACAGGTACGGCTCCAACTGCAAATACGATTATTGAATGTGACGATGTTCGTGGTGAGATAGTCTACACAGTGGCTACGCTTGTCTGAGGTGGGTGAATTGAATGACTGGTTTATCACTCAAAGACATTGACCGGATGAATAAGCAGGGTTGGAATAAGGCTGAATCGTTCGACATAGACCTCAAACCTGCTGAAGAGGCCATCCGATGGGATGACGCACAGGTTCAGCAACAGAATACTCGTATGCGACAGGTTGCTGATGTAGTAAACATTGGTGCAGGGACACGCTGCGTACAATGTGGTATGCTCCACATGTGCTGGTTGCCCAATTGCGGGGCTTGCAAGGCACCGATGGACTACAACCTAGGCAAGGTGGAGGCCACACAATGAATCCGATTGACACAGCATGGTCTATTATCAAGAATAGTAAATTAAGACAAACAGAACTTGGTTGTCCAAAATGCAATACAGCGCTACTGAAAAACATAGATACTGGAGCATTTTTTTGCCCTCAATGCGGTTGGGCTAGTGATGAACCACATACAACTTTTGGAGATGAGAGAAGTGATGAACCATCAAGAGGCTCAGGTTCATGGAGCACTGGTATAGAAGAAGGTGTGGAGTATTGAATCCGATAGACGCAGCATGGTCTATTATCAAAGATATTCCATATTGGTTGGAAGAGTGTCCTCGTTGTAAAGGTGATGGGTCAATAGTTATTGAGGACAAGCGAGTGTGGTTTCATACCAAAATAGATTGCCCCACCTGCGAAGGTAGTGGTTTAGTTCCAAGACCTGAGGAGGAATGGGGATGAATCCGATAGACGCAGCGTGGAGTGTCATCAAGAGCCGTATGGGTGATGTTCACATCGGATTCCAAGAGAACCCGAAGCGGGAGATGGAGCGACTACGCCATCAAGGTCTGTCACACGAAGAGGTGGAGGCCCTGTACCAGCAATACATTGATTCGCTGGGTAGTGATGGGGTGCAGTGAGGGCGACCCATGCCAACAGTGTTCCAACCCGGTGAACGCGCACCACAACCTCTCGACCCTGATGCGCTCATCTACACCACCGCACAGAAGGTGGGTGACATCCTACAGATACCACCTGCAGACCCTGTGGATTTGTCAGGTAATGCTGCATCATCAGATACAAGTGTCACCATCAGCCCCATTGACTATCGAGCGACAGGGTTTGAAGTAGGGGATATAATTGAAATTGAAAGCGACATCACAATGCTTGAAAGTCGTGAGATAACAGCCATTGTCTACAATGCTCCGCATTCACAACTAAACTTCTCAGGTGGGTTGTCCAATGCACATACCACAGCCAACAATGCAACTGTTAGGAACACTGCCGTATTCACCAACGGAAAGTTGCGTGGAGTATCCCGTTCTCATGTCGAGACTCTCATCAAACGCCATCAGGACCGCATCGACAACATCTGCAACAACGCATGGCGACCCATGCTGCAGGTGGCCGAGTACAAGAACTTCGACACCTACAAGCCGTACAGGAGGCGATACTATACCGACTATGTGGGTACCACTCCCCTCCTGTTCCGCAATGTGCAGCAGATTCTTCGATTGGAGGTGTGGCAGGGCGATGACTACCGTGAACTAGCCGCTGCAGAGGTGCGTCTCGATATAATCGACCATGCAGCACTGGGTACCGACTCCGTGTTCCTAGGTACAGGTGGGGGCGGCATATTCTCATTGCCGGTGGGCAGCACCACCAGCACATGGGCTAACACATTCGACAAAGCATCTACCGCCCAACAGTTGGCCGACCTAATCAACCACGATAGCCGTCGCAATAAGGCCGTGATTGCCGCATCTCCGGCATACACACTGGAGGACTCGCATTCAACCACAGGCTCTACCGCAGTCAATGTCCACCATGAGTTCTTGGCCAGCGCGAATGCCGACTATGGTAATGCTCGTCTGAAGATTAGCAGCATGAGGCGGGCGCAGGGTGGTGAGGAGTCCACGATAGCGGTCACAGACCTGACGAACATCGAGGTCAGCCAGACAGATGAGCCGACCACCACCTCGACCAGTGTGGCGGGAACCACCGTGAATGTGGCGACAACCAGTTCATTCGCTTCGTACGGGCTGTTGATGGTGGGTAGCGGTACTTCCGTGGAAGTGCTGTCATACACAGCGAAAACGGCCACTTCGTTCACTGGGTGCATCAATCATGCCGGAACGCCTTTAACAACGCTGGGGTCGGCTGGTACGACCGTGTTCCAACGCAAGATGCAGATTGACTTCCAAGGTTCCACGGCGACAGGTGACGAGGGGCGACTCAAGGACTGGTGGTATGACCCTGAGATGGGGATAATTTACTTCAACAACAGTTATCCGTTCTTTGAATGGAATGCTGTCAAGGTGACCTATGTGTTCGGTGAGCGGTATGTCGAGAAGGCCATTGAGGATATAGTCACCAAGTTGGTGGCGATGGACCTGCTGACTGCCGATGACCGTTCAGTGCTCATCCCAGAGGGAACGACCAACATTGACCTAGGTTCCAAGTACCAACTGTTCAAGCAACAGGTTGCTGAGACCTTGCCACGATATGTGGAGGTGGTGACCCTTGACTGAACCGATTGACCACGCATGGGCTGTGCTCAAGCAAGACGAACCCATGTCGGACGAAGAATACCTTGATAATGAACGACAAATAGAGATTGACCACAACGACTCAATCTTTATCGAGGATTTCGGAGAGGTACCGAAGAGTGATTACTACAATGCTGAATGGTGGTGGAATCACCCACATGGACATATCAATAGTGTACGAGATGAGTTTGAATCTATTGAACATCTTCAAGCACAATTAGACAAGGAACGAGGGACGGTTTGATGCATCCAATTGACCACGCATGGGCTATCCTCAAGCAGGACCCTGCTCAGCGCTCGTTGCACTACTACGACCCCAACTTCCCTGCACCACCACAGGAGGAACCAGCCCCTTGGTGGAGCCCAAATTATGACCCATCACAAGAAGGTGGAGGTAGTCGACTACCAATCGCTATCGGCGCAGCAACAGATGCGGGCAAGTGGCTGGGCGACAAACTCCAATTTGAGAACCCATTGCGGGCATTCAGTACAAACCGACAGCGACAGGCGGCACAATCCAACCTAGGTGGAGGCGGCGACGGGAGCGATGGGAACCAACCACAGATGCATTCATTCCAAGATGTATCAGCCAAAGTTCCGGGCGTTGAGACGATTTGAGGGGTTGTTGTGTTAGGTGAGGAGGAACGGCTTGCACTCATCAAGCAAATCCGTGACGCTCGTAATGCAGGTGCAATCGAACCAGACAAACTGGAGGCGCTGTACATGGAGGAGAGCGCATCGCAGATTATCTATGACCCTGATGGTCCTGTGTACTCGTATGATAACGGTGTAATCGTGAATGCTGATACAGGCACTCCCGCACCACCTGATGTGCAGACGGACATCGAACGGCGTGTCAGACTCCTCATTCCCAGTCGAAGCACCATTGGGGAGGATGCAATCAGGAAGTTGCAAAGGTGGAGGGCTGACACATGACGGCGACATGGCAGGAGACCATTCCGCTTCTCAAGAGCCTATTCGACACAGGTTGGAATCGTGCCAACACCTCCCAGCGAAAGCCGGTCATCGATGACATCACTACCATAGAGCCCGGTAAGGGCAAGCGTCTTGACCTGCGCCGACAGGACGCCGTGTTGTTCTATGAGACTGCTCACAACGAGGAACAGCCCGAACTACTGTATGACTTCGTGAACACTAGAGTCAACATCACAGTGGACATCCGCACCACCTACAGCCGCGAGCAACTGTACAAGATGGAAAACGAGGTGCGTCGTCTGGTCCATGTCAACCGCAGGGGGAATGGAGTCGACTTTGACCGCATGATATACAAGACTCGCACCGATTTGAGCGACAGAACCAAGCATTTGTGGCGATTCACCTTCCAAATTGAGATAGTCACCTTCGCTGAGTTGATTCCATAAGGATTACAAACTGTTGATGTATCGGAGGAGTGGGTTAAATGCCGTCTACAGTCTACAAAGGTGACCTGTCCGAGGTCACATTAGGGAAAGAAGCGGGGCTTTTGCTGACAAGTGCGAACTCAGCAGGTCACGCATCGGGTTCACCACAGACCTTCACATGGACTGGTCACACACCAAATGTAGCAGGGGCGGTAGCAGGGTCGAACACATCTACCATTACTTTTGCTGGTGGTATTGCGAACAGCCCGGTTCTCTCTACGAAACTTCGTTATCCTGAGGGAATACTGGTTGGTTCAACACTCACCTTCCACTCCAGTAATGGCACTTCCAACTTTGCAGCCGATGATAATGCTTCTACTGGTATCACCTACACCATCATTGCATTCACCAGTGCGAGTGGTGCATCGGTTATCACGGTCACACCAGCACTCAAGACGGCCCACGCCGCCGTATCCAATACTGGTGATTCTCTGTACATCAACTCGCTCGGCACACCCACTATTGATGTGGGGATGGCTCATGCGAGTAATGCTGATGCAAGTGATGAGACGGTGCTCACCGACCAGTTCGTGGGTCTTGCGGCCACCGTCAATTTGCCGGACACCAAGAACGAGATTAAGCGGCAACATGTTGTCGGAATCGGGCGTGATGTGGTCGTGCAGGTGGCGGGCAAGCAACAGAACGAGGGTGGCACAATCGAGGTGATGATGAACAGCCCACGATGGTTCTACTACGCATTGGGGCGTGAATCGTTCAAGGATAGAGGTGCGTCTGGTGCGATTGTATCAGGAACTCTTGCAGTTGCCGCGTCAGCCGGTGATTGTCATTTGACCCTTAGCGCACTGACAAGCATCGCTGTTGGTGATTACATCTCCATCGAGGATGATAGCAACTTCGCTGAAGTACCCGGTGATGACGCTTCAACACAAACAACCGGCACTGGTGGGACCTCATGGCCTGACAGCACCGCTGCAACTGGATTCAAGTTCACAGAGACGAATGAGATTCGTCGCGTCGTAGCGCTCAATGGTTCAAACTCATCTGTGACTAAGATGGTGTGGCTCGATGACCCTCTCCATTACCATCATGTCATTGGCAAGAACTTTCGTATATCTCGATATGACACAGGGAGTGCTAACCAAAGCCCTGATGTGAACAGTTCTACCCTAGACATCACCAACCCATCCACACGCCTCCTTTACAGTGGATGGTATGTGCCATCGTTCTGCCTTGAGCATTCGATTCGCAACCGTGATGTGGGCGCACACAGTTTTGAAACAGGTGCAACCAATCTACCATCCTCCAGTTCAGATGCCAAGACCTTGACTCGTGTGTTCCGGGGATGCAAGGTCAAGGACTGGTCCTTCGCCACTGACGCCGATGCCGAGGTGAAGTTAACCCTGAACTTCGACGCATTATCCGTCTACACGGATACTGGTCGCCTTGATGCCGCCAATGAGGGTGACCGATATACGGCCCACCGAATGTTTGAGAACACAGCGAACAGCCCTATCAACCGCAAGGTGGCAGGAATCGCACCTCACACGCAGAAGCCATACCTGTTCTACAACGGCATCATCAAGTCGTTCGGACAGCAGATGGCTCGCGTCACCAAGTTCTCATTGAGTGGTAAGAACGACATCAAGCAACACTGGACTATTCGTGGTACTGATATAGCAACTGGAGCAGTCACTGAGCAGGTTCCGTTTGCGGGAACCCGATTCCCCAACCTTGCAGTTGAAGGCAAGACCGAATACGAGTTGAGCATGACCGTCCTCATCGACGACCCACTCCTGTGGCATGAACTACGCCATGCAAAGGAACATGTGAAGGGCAGCAACCCAGTTGAGTTGACCCTGACCAAGCAGGGAACAGGAGCAACCCGAGAGCAAATCACCATCACCATTGACGACTACATCATTGCAGAGGCACCGATTCCGGTGCCGGAGGACAAGGGAGTACTGACCGTCGAGGTGAAGTTGCTCCCCAAGCATGTGAAGGTCGAGAGCATCGATACCCTGTTCCATTGTTGAGGTGAAAGATATGGCACGATTCAATCTACACCCCGGATGCTCAGACCGCAAAGGGCGACAGGATGAGTTGGTTGCGATTGATGCGGAGGAAGCCATAGAACCATTGTTCGACCCCGAAGCAGGTTCACCTACTAACAATCCGTTCCCCGATGATTTGTCGAACTACAATTCCCTCAATGTCACAGAACTGAAGGACCTATGCCGTGAGCGTGACCTTCTAGTATCAGGCAGCAAGCAGGAACTGATTGCCCGATTGAACGAATCCGATTCCCCCGAAGCCCCCGTCGATGAGACGGCTGTTGAGGAGGAAGAGGTAGTCCCTGAGGAATCAGCAACTATCGAAGAGGGTGAAGTAAGTGAGTCAGGAGGAAAAGACGGTGGAGACACCGAAAAGTGAAGGAAAGGAAGATGTCGTCGTGGATGCCAGTGTGTTGCTGGCCAATAGTGATGTGACAGAACACACCATCAGGGTCAATCCCGACGATGAGACGCAAGTAATGAAGGTGCGAGTGCGCAGTCTATCGTTTTTGGACATGCAAAACGCCATCAAGTCATTCGTGAACATCAACACGGATGGCGGTGTGGAGATAGACATTGCCGGCTATTGGCGGTACATGATTGAAAAGTGCATCGTCACCACTGACCCTCATCTGGGCAGGGGGCAACTACTCGCCCTCAACCAATATGTCGGTTCCAAAATATCCGCGCTTTTGCCGCAGCCACAGGACCTGATGTCAGGCCCTTTAGTGGATGGGAGCAGCGAGTAGATGACACATACAGATTCTTGAAAGGCCAAAACAAAGACATAGGGTTGGCAATGGATGGGGTCATGTACTTTGTGGCAAAACACTACGGCTTGAGCATCCCTGAAGTTCAACAGATGACGCAGGAAGAGTTTGAACAGTCGTATGTCTGGGGCGTAGCCCAGACCATGATTCAACAGGATGAGATGGACAAG